ATGGACAGCCAGCGGAAAGTATAACTAGTACCGATGTGGCTTGCAGTTTTACAGATAAGCCCTCAAAAGAGATTTGGGCGTCTTCAATGGATATCGAACAGATTGAAGCTGAAATCCGTTTCAAGGGTACGAAGCCGAGCAAAGGCGATACTGTGACCCTGACCCATAGGTTTAATCGTAGTGATACGGACACACAGGACTTCACGGTGGAGACTTTTGAGATTATCGCCATCCGTGACCGTGATGCTTTTGGCTATGTGTGCGCGTTGAAGGCAGTGCAGATATGAAACCAAAAATGGATGTGGATATCAGCAAACTGATGCGAGCGCTGAAAAATATTGATTTGACAGCTGATGACCTTTTGGAGATTGGATATGCTGGATCTGCAGTGGTTGAAATGCACCAGAAGATTGATGTTCCAAAAGACACACACGCTACGGAAAACAGTATCAAGCCTCGTGTGGTCACATCACAGCGAACACATCTTGAAATTGACATTGGCCCAACAACCGAGTATGCCCCTTATATTGAATTCGGGGTGGCGTCAAGGCCTAACTATCCCATCCAACCCTTTGTGAGGCCATCAGCCCATGGACAAAACAAAAAAGATGTGATCGATGCAGTCAAAACGGCTTTTGGGATGAAGGTGACCAGTAAATGGCAGAAATAACATCAAACCTGCGGACTTTTCTTTTGGCCGACTCTGGTATTTCTACAGCGTTTGGTACGAGGATTTATGTAACTAAAGCACCAGATACACAGACCTATCCCTTTGCAATTATTCGCAAAGTGGCGCCCACGGCAAACTATATGTATGATGGGCGTTGGGGTAATGATGACCTGGTGCAGATTGATGTATATGATGATGACTTGTCCTCATGCGTCACCAATGCACAGCTTATCGAAGCGGAATTAGACGGATATGCAGGCACTATGGATAGTATTAGCAACACAGCGTCATGGATAACACAAGCGCCAACAGAGGAATGGTCACCAGATGCAAGGCATTTTAGATCGCGTATTGATGTCAATATAAAATGGATGGTGTAAATGAGTAAAAACAAAACACAAGTACCCGAACAAGAAACGCCAAAGGTGGGCAGGGATAAGCCGGAGGTTGAGATCAACGAAAAACAGCCAAGAAAGGCGGTGGTCGAGTCTCTTAAGGCCGAAAAGCCTTATAGCGTGCGAATGTGGGCCGGCAAAATTCCAGTATATGTATGCAATGCCAAAGGTTGCGGTCTGCAACGCGACGATGAGGAACGTATGATTTTACACGTTCTAGAACATTATCCACAAGAAGAAAGAGAAAAACTATTTGACCAACTAGTAAAGGAATTGAAACATGAGTAACGCATGGTGGGCTTACGGATCGAGCTTCAAGGTCGGCGATGACGGTTCAGTAGAAACCTTCACCAAAGTCGCGGAAGTGATCGACATTGACGGCCCCAGTATGAGCAAAGACGCAATTGATGTGTCAAATCAGGACAGCACAAGCGGCTGGCGAGAATTTGTACCAGGCTTCCGTGACGGCGGCGAGGTATCAATTACAGCCAATTGGATTCCCGCGCACGGAACACATGATGGCACAAGCGGTATTCTTTCAAAGTTTACCGACAATGTGCTTCATAACTTCCAAATCATTACGGCTGACGATGGTTCGTCTGGCACAATGGACATTGATTTTGCTGGAATCGTGACAGATTTTTCCCCTACGCTTCCTTTGGAAGAACAAGCACAGCTTGATTTCACTATTAAAATCAGTGGTGCCGTCACGATCGCTGCCAGCACATAATGAGTAGAAAGGTTTTAAATGGCACTCAGTAAAGAGCAAATATTACAAATCTCCGACATTAAAACGAAGGAGATTGAAGTTCCGGTGTGGAACGATACAGTTTATATCCGCCAGCTTACACGAGGTCAGCAGGATGAATATATGCAACGGCGATTCAAGTTAGCAGTAAAACAGCGCGGTCGCGAACAAGAGATCGGTGGCGATATAGACATTTTCGGTCATGATGCTTGGCTGGTTGCGCAGGGTGTCTGTAATGAGAATGGTGAGCGGCTATTTACCGATAAGGACGCCAAAGAACTTGAAAAGAAAAATGGTGAAGCCATTGGTACAATTGCCAGCGAAATTCTCAAATTTTCTGGAATGGATAAAGACGTAGAGGAGCTTGACGAGTTAAAAAACTAATTGATGACCCTGACCGGATATTTGACCACCGGTTGGGGTTGGCACTTGGGATGAGTTTGGGTCAGGTTAGGCAGTTACCTTACCAGGAAATTAGGGAGTGGCAGCTATATTATTTGCTAGAACCTTGGGGCTTCCACGATCGAGAATATCGCACAGCTGCGCTTTTGGCAAAATTACATAATATAAATATTGGCAAACGCTCACAGGCAAAAAATGAAAAAGATTTTATGCGTGATATGCCAAAAGAAGTATTGCGAGCTGTTGAAAGACATATACGAACCGAGAAGCTGCGTAGAAAATACAGCCAGTCTACCAAGGCAGAACGTATTAGAATGCTAAAACAGGCCTGGGGAACAATGGCAAAGGATGTGAAGCTTGGCAACGGCAGCAACAGTAGCGGTTAGAATAAAACTTGATACACAAGATTATGATGCCGGTATTGAATCAGTAAAAAATAAAGCGGGAAATCTATCTGGCACCTTGATGAGTGTTGGTAAAGCCATGGTTGGGGTGGGAGGTGCAGCGACTGCCGCATTTACCGTTCCAATTGTTGGAGCTATGGTTAAGGCTGGACAAGCCGCATCAGACCTAGTGGAATCTACCGGTGCCGTTGAGCGTGTATTTTTGGATAATTCAGATGTAATATTTGAGTATGGGGAAATAGCTGCTGAGGCTGCAGGACTATCTAAAAACGAATTTCAATCAATGGCGATTGTTACTGGTTCATTCCTTAAGAACTTGGGCTTTGACTTAGATGATGCGGCAACGGAAACAATTTCGCTTACTGAGCGTGCCTCAGATATGGCAGCAGTATTTAATACCGATGTGGATCAAGCGCTTGCGGCTATCCAGTCAGGATTAAAGGGTGAATTTAACCCACTAGAACAGTTTGGCGTCAAGATCAATGCGGCGGCAATCGAGGCAAAGGCGCTTGAAATGGGACTTGCCGATCTTGAGGGAAACATTGATGATAACGCCAAGGCACAGGCCACGCTTGCTCTTGTGTACGAGCAAACAGCAGATAAAGCTGGGACATTCAAAGAGGAAAGTCAAGGATTAGCAGGACAACTAAAAATTGCAAAGGCCAGATTTGGAGATGCGGCAGCCTCAATTGGCGTTCTGCTATTGCCTATATTGACAAAGGCAATTGAGTTTATCAGCGGCTTGGTAGAAAAGTTTACTAATCTAAATCCAACCATACAGAAAGTAATACTAATTGTTGGCGCTGTGGTTGCTGCTATCGGGCCATTGTTAGTTATCGTTGGAACGCTAATCGCTGGGATTGGTGCAATTATTCCTATAATAACTACTGTGGTAGGGGCCGTGGGTGGTGTATTGATACCTATAATTTTAGCTATTGTTGCTGTTGTTGGGACGCTGATTGCAATTGGTGGTGCATTATATCTCGCATGGAAAAATAATTGGGGAGGAATAAGAGATAGCCTCATAGAAATATGGGAAGGATACATTAAGCCTGCATTTCAATCGATTTGGCAGTGGCTTCAAGTTGTTATACCGGCAGCGCTTCAGATTTTATCTGATTATTGGACTAATGTATTGTTGCCTGCAATTGAATCAGTTGTTTCTTGGATTATAGAAAAGCTAGTTCCGGTTTTTGAGAGTATATTTGAGTGGTTGTCAGTCAATATTCCAATTGCTATCGAATGGTTAAAAAGTGCTTGGGAAACAGTTTTACTTCCCGCCCTTCAACTAATTTGGGATTATATAACTAACAGCTTAATACCAGCCTGGCAATTAGTTTTTGATTGGTTCATGGAAAATATACCGAAGGCAATAGAGTGGCTGTCTGATAAATGGACTAATGTATTAAAACCAGCCATAGAA